TGGGCAATACTCCAGTTAGTTGGTCCGCAGGAATATTTGTAAGTCCAGACGCAGATCCATGGAAAGATGTTGCAGTAAGACTACCACCAACTGTTACTTTCTCAGTAGAAAGAATTGTGGTGTCGATACCAACTCTTCTGTCAGACGCAGAATAGAATCTAATCTTACCTTCACCGTCCGAAAGTACAACATTATTTGAAGAACCAGATATACCCAAATCCTGGTTAGAACCGTCAAATCCACCAACGACAACGTTGTAAGATCCAGTGTTTATCTTCTCACCCGCTCTGACGCCAAGTCCAATGTTGTATGCACCACTAGAAACATTTTTAAGTGCAAATTCTCCTATACCGATATTTCTACCCGCACCACTTATCATTGACTGTAAAACTTGGTCGCCGAATGCAATATTTCTAATGACCGAATTATTGATTGGTAAATTACCAAATCTTAAGTTAGCAGAACCAGGAGCAAATATTGTTCCATTATTTGTAGTAACTCCGGTAACTTGCAGTTGACTTGCAGTTGCAATACCACCAGTCAAGTTATTTGCAGAATCAATAGATCCAGAGAACCCACCAGTTGCGGTAAGAATACCACTGACTAAGGCATCACCTCTTACGTCTAAAACTGCCAGTGGATTTGTGGTTCCGATACCCACACTCCTTTCTTTAAGTGCAAGAGTTGGTCCACTATTTCCATAGGAAATTCCACCCTCACTATTAACAAATACTATGTCACCTTTACGATTATTGATGACCAAACCATCACTGGTAAGTAATCCAGTATCATCAAAGTAAACGTTTCTATCATGAGCAAATGTAGTTTTTCTAGTATCGTCGTTGTCATCTCTTAATGTTAATGTATCAGTTATTGTAGATGATGTAGAAACTATAGATGCAGTATCCGCAGCACCAGCGTTAACAGTTATGGTAACAATACCCGCAGATGCTGGAGATACATCAACACCTGTACCAAAGTCAATAGTTCCTGCAGTTCCAACAACACTTCCAGAATCTTTGATTTCAATTCCTGTGCCAGAGGCAGTAACTCCGATTAGTCCTGATCCATCACCAACAAATTTAGTTGCAGTGACTACACCAGTAACATCAATACCACCAGTAGTTGTTTGTAACTTAAGATTGCCCTCATTATATAAGTATGAAACCCCACTCTTGAACCATGCGGCTCTCAAATTCGTATCATGATTTACAATCTCTACACCATCATCCCCCAATAGAACTATTTTTCCACCAGTTCTATCATTCCTTACAGTTAAATTGTTTGAACCATAAATTATAGATGAATTATTTGTGAGATTAAGTATTCCAGAAGTTGCAGCATTAACACCTATTTGGAATGTGCCATCGATCAGACCATTACCTTTAACTGTTAGAGTCTCGGTAATTGATGTTGTTCCAATGCCAACAGAAGATGTGGTACTAATTCCAGATTGATAACTAGTCCATTGTGTTTCGCCAAGAGCTCCACCAGAAATACTTACAGTAGATATTCCAGTAATTCTTCCATTAGAATCAACTGTTACTACAGGTACGGTAAGTGAATCTCCGAAAGTTCCTGCAGATGATCCCGTAAGATCTGTTAAATTTGCACCACTGATTGCAGGGAATGGTCCGGTAAGATTTGATGCAGCAAGAGATCCATCAAAAGATCCTGCAGTAATAATACCACTGGTGTTTACGTTAGCGTTTGATTCTAAAGTTCTTGCGATATCAGCATTAGTAGCTCTAGGTGCAACGACTTGTTGGGAATACGATAGGATTGAATATGCATTAGTATCAATACCGACAATCCAGTCTCCGTCGTATACACTAGAGATTCCTGATTTTGCGTAGGTTGCGATGCCAACATCAGTTCCACCTACAGAAACAATATAATAATCTCCCGTATTAATACCAGAGACTGCAAGTGTAGATCCAATGGAAATACCTCTTGACTGTCCTATAAGTGTAAGTGAAGTTACGACACCAGACAGTGCATCATAAAATCCTACAATATTCAGATTGGTGCCGAGTGCATTAACCGAAGCTTCTACATCTGCAAGTCCAACATCTGTAGCAATTCCTAATAGAGACGAACCATCAAGTGCAGGGAGAGCGCCAGTTAATTGTGCAGATGGTATGTTAGTTAATCCAATACCAGAACCATAGAAAGAGGTTGCTGTTACCACTCCAACAGTAAGATCTGGAGCTCCAGAAATATTAAAAGCAGTTGTTGCAAATGAAGCTGTGGAGGCAGTTCCAGTTAGATCTCCCGTGATACCATCACTAACTATTAAGTTTCCGGTGATATTAATATTACCAGATCCAGTTATATTATTACTATTGAGATCTAAATTACCACCAAGTTGTGGAGTAACATCTCCAATAATCTCAACTAAACCACCTGTTGATGTGACAATAAAATTGCCGGCAGGGAATTCAAATACAGAAATTCCCGCGCCGGCTTGAATGTTTGTTGCAAATCCTACTAGATCACCAGCAGTTTGAAATCCAACTAAAGATGCTTCAGTTGCATATCCTACAAGAGCACTTGTAGTGATATAACCAGCACCATTGCTTAGTTCATTATTATTAGTTGGGATTGTTGGTAGGTTGTTTAGATTATTATAATTTAAGTAAAATGAAGGAGATTGCCCATTTAAATTCTGTGCATTCGTTGCAATTCCAGCAGTTTGTGCAAATCCTGCAGTGGTTGCTGTTCCGATTGTTAGATCGGATAAACTACTACCATCACCAAAACTTTGATAAATCTCATCAAAGTTATTGTTAATCTTTTGTGCACCCTGTCTTAAGGAATCACCAGTTCCGTCATTAGGCGTTGATCCTACGTTAATTATCTGCTTCGCCATTCTGGTTTACAGGGACTACACAACACTATAATGTATTTAGTCCCCGTAAAATCAGAGTTTGAATCCAGCGAAGGTATCTTTTTTAACATCCTGTTTGATGCCACCAACAACATAAGATTCTACCTCTGTTTCTTGGGGTGCAACTTGAAGACCCTTAGAAGAAATCCAGTGTTCAGTCCAAGGAAGAGGATTGTTCTTTGCAGGAATATCATAGATGGGTTTCAAACCAATCGCCTTCATGCGACGATTTGCAATCCACTCAACATATTGTGCAAGGAGTTTATCATTCAAACCGATCATAGATCCATCTTTAAACAGATACTCAGCCCATGACTTTTCCTCTATAACAGTTTTTTTGAACATGTCGATAATTACCGACTCTTCCTCTCTCGCAATCTCTTCCATTTCTGGATCATCTCCTTCGCGCCACTTGTTGAGGATGTTTTGAGTAATGACAAGATGCTGATTTTCGTCTCTTGCGATGAGAGAGATGATTTTAGCGGATCCTTCCATAAGTTTGAGTTCACCAAACGCAAACGAGCAAGCGAACGAGACATAGAACCTGATACCTTCGAGAATATTGACATTGGCAACAGCACGATAAAGTTTTCTTTTTAATTCACGACGTTCAACTGTACCAGCTGTGTGTCCTTCTTTAGCTAGTTCCCACATGGTACTATTATCATATTGATGTGCAGCCTCAATAAATTCATTGTATGCTGAGGTCACGGAAGTAGCACGACTTACGATCTTTTCATCACTCAAAATATGATCGAAGACTTCACTAGGATCAGGATAAATGTTCTTGATAATGTATGTGTAGGAACGACTATGGATCATCTCCATAAACTCCCATACGGTCATACACGCCTCCAATTCAGGAAGTGAACAGTAGGGGATAAAAGCCATCCCAGGACCACGCCCCTGAACACTGTCCAGCATGATCTGGTATTTGAGATTGCTAGTGAAAATGTGTTTCTGTTCTGGTGCAAGAGTTTGATAGTCACCGCGATCTTTCTGGAGAGAAATCTCTTCTGGTCTCCAAAAATAACCCAGTTGTTGCTGAGTTAGTTTGTCAAACACAGGATACTTATACTGGTCATATCTCTGGATTCCCAGAGGGGCACCAAAAAACATTGGTTGTTTCTTGGCGTTTACGTCTGTAGATGTGTTTAATACGGTCATACCTTCAACTGACATTTAATTCCTCGGTGGTTGTGTTTAGATCTTGCAAGATTCGCAGTCGTCATCACTCGTTTCCATAATCAACTGTTCCAAAGCTTTAAGTTGATCTTCCTTTGTGTCCTCTTTTATCTCATCTGTTTTATTGTCGTAGGTGTTCTGATAATAAGAAGTCTTCCATCCATACTTGTAGGTTTTCAGGAAGTCTTGTGCCATTACGGAGACGGGTACTTCATTGTCAGGATAGTTTCCTGGATTGTAACTCCAGTTTCCACTGATCGCTTGGTCAAAGAACTTTTGCATGACAGCAACAACATTAATATACCCAGTATTATCAGGCATGTCCCAGAGGAGAGTATAATTGCCTTTGTAGGTATTATACTGAGGAACGATCTGTTTAAGAGGTCCCTTTTTACTCTTTTTAATGGACAGGTATCCTCTAGGTGGTTCAATTCCATTAGTTGCATTTGACACAACGGAACTACTCTCTGAAGGCATCTGTGCGGACAATGTTGAGTGCCTGAGACCATAGGTGGAGATAGACTCCCTAAGAGAATCCCAATCATAGTTCAGTTCCTTAGAAGAGATCTCGTCAACATCGTTCTTATATGTATCAATCGGAAGTTTTCCATCAAAATACTTCGTTCGATTGAAGTCAGTGCATGGACCCTTTTGTTCTGCAATTTTGCAAGAAGACTTGAGGAGGTAATATTGGAATGCTTCGGTAAGTTCATGAACACGATCCCAGGCTTCTTGAGAGTCATACTTAAGACCATTCTTTGCAAGGAAGTGTGCAAGTCCAATGAAACCAATACCAAGAGACCTACGTGCCTTTGTTGCAAGTTCTGCAGCAACTACAGGATAGTCTTGATAATCAATCAGTTCCTCTAGTCCACGGACAGATAGATCACAGAGTTCTTCGAGTTCATCGAGATTCTTGAGTTTACCCACATTCACTGCGGAGAGAACACAAAGAGCAATCTCTCCAGATGCATCATCAATGTGTCCAATAGGATCTGTGGGAAGAGTGATCTCCTGACACAGGTTAGACATATTCACCTTATCGATGAATGAAGAGTGGGAGTTGCAATGGTCGATGTTCATGATGTACAAACGACCAGTCTCTGCACGTTCCTTCAGGATGTCCAGAATGAGTGACTGAGCCCCGACAGTCTTTCTTGGAGTAAACTCATCTGATTCATAACGTACATAGAGATCGTCAAATGTATCAGTACCAAAAGCATCATAGAGACCTGGTACGTCATGCGGTGAGAATAAGCTAATCTCTCCATCCGCAATGAAACGTTCGTAGAAAAGTTTTGAAATTTGGATTGAGTAGTCAAGTTTCCTCACTCGATTGTCTTCTGTGCCTTTGTTGTTCTTGAGAACAATAATGTCTTCTATCTCTTGGTGCCAGATAGGAAAGTGAACAGTAGCTGACCCACCTCGGATGCCGTTTTGAGTGCAACATCTGACAGTTGATTCAAACTTTTTGAGGAAGGGGACAACACCTGTGTGTTGAACCTCTCCGTCTCTGATCTTAGCGTTGATGCCACGGATTCGACCTGCGTTGATGCCGATTCCTGCACGTTGAGCAACATAGCGGCCAATCGCCATGTCACTAGAAAAGATACTATCGAGGGAGTCATCAACATCAACAAGAACACAGCTAGCAAATTGTCGAAGTGTAGTTCGCACTCCTGCCATGATAGGTGTGGGAATGTTGATTTTGTGTTTGGAGATGGCATTGTAGTATCTACGAACGTAGTCTAGTCTAGTATCTAGGGGATATTTCTGAAAAATAGTTGCAGAAATTAACATGTACATATATTGTGGCGTTTCGTAAAGTTCGCCACAACTTCTGTCTTGTACAAGGTACTTATCTACTACCTGACGAAGACCAGCATATGTAAACAGGAAATCGCGCCCATGATCAATCCAAGAATTAATTTTCTCCCATTCTTCTGCAGTGTACGCATTTGATAGGGTCTTATCATAAATCTTCTTCTTGATACCACCTCTGACGTGATCGTGGATGTGGGGGAATCCCTGGTTCCACTCGGAACCAAAGACTTGTTTATAAAGACCGAACAAAAGTAGACGTGCTGCAACAAACTGATAGTTTGGAGATTCCAAATCAATCAAATCGGAGGCAGAACGTACAAGGATTTCTTGAATTTCTCCTGTAGTGATCCCATCATAGAACTGAATACCAGACTGAATCTCCACTTGGGATGCGGAAACACCTGCGAGATTCTCACAGGCACTCTCAACCATCTTGTGAATTTTATCAAGATCCAGACTCTCCGTTACTCCGTTCCTCTTTACAACTTTCGTTCCGTTACTCATGTTTTCTTCCAACTAATAAGTTTTGTTTTTGCGTGTAAACCACTATAGACATTAGATTGTACCACGTCCTGAACGTTAAGTCCAGTCAAGAACATGTCATTGATGTCCTTCTGATCAACTTTATCTGGCCAAATGACTACCTTATGTCCTCTTTCAATTGTTGACGCAATCTTAGAAACGATCTCTCGGTTTCTCGGTTCGTTGTCGAAGACGTAGACCCGATCTCGATTAGATATAATGCGGTCGTCAACATCGCTACCACACATAGCAATAGCATTGGCAAGGAAATAACTGTCGAATGGTCCTTCCGTGATGTAGATTGTTTGTTCTTCATCGACCTTATCAAGTCCAAAAAGTTTTGGATGTTCATCATCCAACATTATAGTGATATATCTAAGTTTCGATTTGGGACTAATAGACCTACCCTGAAACCCGAAGATACCATTCTTATTTTTTAAGGGGATAATAATTCTCGGTTCGTCTTTTTCTAGAGAATCAAAGGTTTTCTTCTGCGTATTGGTCCACTCTTTGAACCTATCAGTGAAGTAAAGTTCACTGAGATATTGTTGCGGAATCTTCCGATTTTCTAGAAACTCTCTTGCGGGATGTGATTTATTTAGTTCTGAGATTTTTTTAAGATCAAAGTCTCTTTTCTTAAAAACTGGTTTAGGAACACTTAGTTTTTTAGGGGTGGGAGTATTCGATCCCTTACCCGTGGCACCCTCCTTATACCTCTCAAAGACGTACTGATCATGCAGAGCGGGATCGTGATCCTTCAAGAAGTTTGTGAGGGATCTAGAGACGCCACAGTTGTGACACTTGAAATTATGATCGTTCTTATACTTGTAAATATATCCGCGAGTCTTGTTCTTATGTCTCTGAGAGTCACCACAATATGGACATCGAAAGGTATAGAGTCCGTCTTTCTTCCGACTGAACTTTTGAAGTTTTATAGAAATCAGACCGATATATCGGCTGTCGATGAAACTCATCCGGGAAGCTCTTCGTGCATTCCTCCTATCATACTTGTGGTCACTTGTGGTGTCAATACTTTGATGATAGGTGGAACCACTTGTAGTACTGCCACAAGGGTCGCGAGGACTGCTCCTGCACCGATAACAAACTTTGCGTTGGAATCCACTTTCTTTTGAATCCCAGTAATCCTAGAATTGACCAGTTCATGATCCTTCTCATGCCTCTCCTTCATCTCCTCCAGCATACCGATGATGAGTTTATCGGCACGTTCAGATTCATCCAAACGATTTTCATGACGCTCTAAAATAATAGCAACTCTGTTGCTATTTTCAGATATTGTGCCTACTGCTCTTTCGAGTTTGTCAAGCATCTCTTTAGAGAGATCTTCATAAATGTCCAGTTTTGATTCTAAAACTGCTAATTTACCGAGACCGAATGCCATTTTTACTTAGTTAGAGATGTCCACCATTTACGCAAACCTTTCTGATAGATATACTTTTTCTTTCTTCTTACTGGAGGATCATCTCCAGCTTCTTTAGTTCCTGCAATATTTCCACCACCGACACTATTCACAGGCGCCTCCTCATGAAGGTTCCTGACCATATCAATATACTTACCAAGAATACTATCATTCATATCTGATCCAAGTCCTGCAAACAATTTGTATCGATCGGAATATCATGTAATGTAGATCTAGGATATTCAGGCAATCTACCAAGATATAGAACAAACGTCTTAACAACTGGCCACAACTCCTTATCAATTTTAAAAAACAAAAGTGGAGTTGCAGCCTCTCCAAATACATTATACAAAATAATAAAATGATTGATGAGAAGATGAGATTTCAAGATACCAGTTGTCTGATACCTTTTGAGTAATCTCTTTATCCACTTAAATCGTTTCAGATCCTCATAGAAATCATCTTGCGTGACCGCATGAGGGTTTTCATAATGTTTAATGGCAAACATTACATAATTGTCTTCGTTCAACTCATCAAATCTCATATTAAATCAAGTTGTATATCAGCTATCGGCTAGGATAGAATCGTCTGCTGCATCACCAGCGATGGAACTCATTGCAACTAGGACTTCAGTCTTAGTTCTGGTGTTTCCGTGTGTATCAACATAAGTGGTGATACCAACCCAACCTGCGTGAGAGTGTTCGTAAATTGTACCTGATGCTGCAGCAACCTCAGCAGCATTTGAACCGTAAACTTCGTTGACGTTAGTATTACTGTCCAGTGCGCTAGACTTAGG